TGTATCTATCCATCCGAAAACCTGAACAGCTGGAGCATCAGATGGCAATAGTGAGAAGATAGCTCTAGCAGCTATCAGTAAAGCGAGTGTAACCGCCTCCCAGTTTTCTAAAAGTATATCCATTTATTAATTTTTTATTCTTATTTCATAATCCTGTATAGAAGCCCATAAATCTCTCTTCTCATTAACATCCATCTGCTCATTAGTGTAGTCTATAGATTGTATATCTATGGTATTGTATGTACCATTCACTCGCTTTAAAGCTGCTCTAACATCTACACCTAGATCTATAGCTTTGTTGTATGTATCCTGGAAGCTGTACACCTCTACTGAGGCTGTATCAATAGCACCGTTGTCCTCCTTACTTTCGCTTGGTTGGTTGCTTACTACGCTATAAACTATATACGGGGCATTAATTCCTGTGGGCGCTATCTCTGGAAAGATCTTAGTAACAACCATTTCTTTTATGGATATGTTTGTTATAGTGTACTCTGTATTTAAACCACCGACAAATCGTATAAATGATGGATATGAGCTATCATATACTGCATATATTGTTTTTGTTCCGCTTGTAGTATAAAATCTATCTGATACATCTAACTGACCGAATGCGCCTGTGTTGCTTATTCCTATAGTTGTCGTTGTTGCGCTTATGATATCTAAATCAAAACTAATTTTGTAATTTTTAGCATTTACAAGTGTTCCAATCGTTTGTGTTAGATAGTTATTTGTGTCAACTTGTACAAGTTTCGCTTTATTTTCTATAATGCTCCAACCGTTGCCGAGAGTCCAAGCTACTTCACCATTATCAAAGTCTCCATTCGTTACAAGCTCCGTACTAGATGGAGTGTAATCCGTAGTATTATAAGGAAAATTCTCTTGTATTTCTTTAGAAGATCCGAGTATATTATATAACGCTTTACCTACTTTCATAGCCTAGATACATATTGCGAGAACTCTCTACGTAGTAGAATCTCCTGTAGTTTTTTACTTCTGTTTTGTGTGGCTTTTATTCCTTGCTCAAATACTCCTGTGTTCTGTGTCTTGTGCTTGCCTCCAAATCTCTCAGCGAAATCTCCCTTCTCTACGATATGAGCATAAAAGCCGTCTGCGTATTTGGTAGTTTTTCCTTTCCTTCCTATTGCTTTAGTTCGTGGACCAGCTAAAACTGTATTTTGTTTTTTCTTTGGTTGCCACGTTCCAGCTGAACGCCTTAACTGTCCTTTCTTTATTTTACGCCCTCTTAGAGAAGTATCTTTATCCAGGTCTTTAATATTAGCTTTTAGATAATTGGCGTAAACAGAGCCCACTCTTTCACCTATAGAGACAAGTTTTTGAGAATCTTTTTCGCTCCACTTAGCGAGCTTAGCAATTCTCTTATATAGCTCGTTAGCTCCTAGTATTTGAACAGTAGCCGCCATTAGTTCTCTATAAGTTCAGTAATTACTCTAAGCTTCTCTTTACGCCCTACCTCCTGAACTGCTAGGATATTGTAGTACTCGCTGTTATAGCTCACTCTATGAGACATATCTAAGCTAGATACTTGAGTGCTATTCCTTATAATAAAAGTTACAGATTGTAAGCTTACTAACTGCTCTCCAGAGTTACGCTCACTAGCTGAAGCTTTGCGCTCTATAGAAGCCCATACAGTAGCTAGAGTACCCCAGCTATTAGTGCGCTCTCCGTAGTCGTTTACTGTAGCTGTAGGCTCTTGCAAAACTATCCTTCTATCTAAATTCCCTATATTCATTTAAGGCTTATAATTCTATAAGGATTAATTAAAGCTTTTATTCCTAGAGGAATCTCACTAGAAATAGTGCCAACTATTACGGCTCTCCTGTTCTCATAGAAGTGAGCAGCGAGCATCTTAATGGCATGAACTAAAGGAGGCTTAATAGAGTTAGTTATAGTTCCTGCAATAGTTATAGCGTTAAACTCATCTTCTATAATATCTGGGGTGTTTTTAAACTTTATTCTAGCTGGTTGTGTGTAGAGATCTAGAAAATATTTAGAAGAGATAAGTGTTTGAACAGATCCAGCTCTGTCAATATAAGAGATTGCAGTAATTCCAGATACTTCATAAGGGAAAGTAGCGCTATGAAAACTGTCTAAAGTTGCTATAAAAGTAGTAGTCTTAAAGTGCCTTCCTGTATAGTTCTGGATAGATTGTACAGCACTATCTATGATGGCTGTGATAGTTGTATCCTCGTCTGAATGATCCACACGCAGCCATTCCTTCATATCTGCTAAAGATATTATATCCGTTCCTGTAGGTTGTGCTGAGTAGTGAAAATACATGAAGTAATTTTTTAGAATAAAAAAAGGAGCGAGCGAGTAGCCCGCCCCCTTGTTTCATTTTGTTTATATATTAGTCTACAGCGCTAACTGAAGAGAAAGCAGAAGCCTGGCGTACTTCGCAATCGTAGAACTTGTTCAAGTGTAGAGCTATCTGAGCATTCCCAGCATTGGAGTAAGGATCAACTAATAAATCTAGCCCTCCGAAATATGCTAGTACTAAACCTTTAGCCCAATCACCAAAAACTATTTGCCCTTTATTAGCTGCACTATCTACTAGATTAGGAGTAGCATAAGCTGCGAATCCGTCAAAGCTCTGACCTTGCCAAAAAGCATTAATAGAATCTACTGTAGCCAAATCTCTAGAAGCTTTCCAGCCTGTAGGACTCATAGCCCACTTACAATCATTGAAGTTACCTCCAGCTGCTAGTACATCTTTCTCTAACTCGAAGAGATCAGCTGCTGTAATTCCTGAACTTAGAGCCGCTGTATTAGCTGCTGCTGCTTTAGCGAAAGCTGCTTTGTCTATAGTCTCATTGATTCCAGCTGTAAGCTCGCGAGCTATTAAATTGTCTACAGCCCCAGTTCCCTGAAGTAGAAGCTGCTTGCTGAATAAAGTTTGATTCGAGACTCTTAAAGGAGTAAGATTAACTTCATCCATCTCTAAATCTGAGCCAGCTGATTCAGCTACTTCTGTAGCCTCTGTACCTATAGCTTTCTCGCTTACTCTTGGAAACTTTAAGTTGCCTGTAGCTCCATGAATAGTTGTAGCTCCTAATGTCTCTATCATAGTTGGAGCTCTTAAGGCTTCAATTACTCCAGGAACGTTAGTAGGAACAAACCCAGAGCCATCTCCAGTACCTCCAGCCTGAAAATCATCTTTAGATCCAGCACGTTGTAGCGCTGCTTCAGGTATTCCGATTTGTCCTGTCATCTGTAAGCCTCGAGCTTGCATCTCACGCTGAGACTCTTGAGCCCACTCTGCTTCAGCACCTTCTAAGCCCTTACCTAGAGCTACAGTATTGATAGCGCGAGAGAGAGAGAAGGAACGATTAATTTTGTCCATCTCCTTAGTCTCAGATATAGAAGCTCCAGAGCTATAAGCCTGGCGAGCTATCATATCCTCATGCGCTTTACGGCGCTTAATCTTATTATCAAATTTTTCAATTTCTGACTCTAAGAAGTCTGCTCTAGACTCCTCTTCGTTAGTCATCTCTCGACCTTCAGCCTCAGTAGCTTCGATCATTTGTACATGCTCCTCGTAGTGCTTACTGCGGAGAGCTTTCATTTCATTTAAATTCATTTTTTTATTTTTACGAATTGTTGTTTTTACTTTTATATTTTCGCTCTCAATCTCTGGAGCTGTTGTATCCTTAACTTCTACCTCTTCAGCACGAGCTACTACAGTAGCCTCTTTATACGCTGGATAAGTGACTGGCGAAACGTCCAGTAATTGAGCCACCTCCTCAACTTTCCGTGAGCTCCTGTCCTCGCTCCAGCTTTGTTCTTTAATCGTAAACGCAAACGAACTCTGAGAGATATCGCCTCTTTTAATGCTTTCGTATAAGTCTGTAGCATATTGCTGGTTACCTAGTTTTACTCTGTACTTCAATCCTACGTCATCGCTTGTAAGCTCTAAAGTGCCTGAGCTTGTACGTCCGAGAACCAAGCTAGGATCGTGATTAACGAGGCATCTGCAATCTAAACTTTCACTATTCAACACATCGTCAAAAGCGCCCCTAGATATAGACTCTTTAAATGGTCCTATATTGGTCTCATTATCGTACTTAGCTGCATAGCCTTCAATAACTCTCTCGCCGTTCTCTTCTCTTACTTCTAGAGTAGCATCTAGTTTCGAGTATTGAGCCGCTGTCAAAAGCTCGTTTCTTGTTTCGTCATTCATTCGTTGTAGTGTTTGAAATTGAAGCAGAATAATCTCCTAGCTTATCTAAAGCTATCTGATTGACTTGTACTGTGTGTACATCTCCACCCTCTACAGGGTTGAGCTCCTCCTCTGCTCTTACTTCGTTTATGCTAAGTACTCCAGCCTGTAACATCTGAGTGAAGTAATTAGCTCTGGCTGTACTATCTCCTCTCTGAAGATCTACGAGCCTAAATTTTGTATATATCTCTGGCCTGTCAAAAGATGGTATAAGCTTTCTATCTACCTCTTGCTCTATTCTCTGAGTCCAGGGTACTATCGTATGCCGTGCATACATTAGATTTTGCTGTTCTACGTTGTTGTATGTCGTTTGACTAGGTAGCTGTACAAGAGATGGAGGAACGGAAAAGATTCTACAGATCTCTTCAGCTTGGAATTTACGGGTTTCTATAAACTGCGCCTCATCTGGAGAGATAGATATCCTTTGATACTTAAAACCGAATGGCATAAGCTTAGTGCCAGCTTGTGCTGCTCCGTGATTCCATGAGCTCTGGATTATATCCATCTGCTCCTTCTTTAGTGGCTGGTCTGAAGTAAGTACTCCTGTCATCTGACCCGATTGGCCGAAGTATTCAGCTCCGAAATCTTGGGCGCTTTTAGCAAGCCCTAAGTTGTCTCTATGCAGTCTGATAGGCGACATCCTTTGAAGGTTGCATATCTCTAGCATATTTTCAGGTCTTACTATACCATGATTCTGAATGCTGTACACTTTCTCTCCTTTGACTTCTCTAAGGTCTACATCTGAAAAGTGAACAGGATGTAAGGCTATAGCTACGCCTCTGAGATCTCTCTCTATGACAGCGTACCCCATACCATACATGAGAGCACTGGCTACTGTACACTCCCAAAACTCAAAAGCTGTTTGGTAGCTATTAGGCTTAATTTTTATAAGCTCATGAGTAGGATGTACGTTTGCAATCTCTACGCTGTTTCCTTCTCTCTTATATAGATCTAAGCCTAGTGAAGCTATAGTAGTAGCTATCTTATAAACACAAGCGTACACAGTACTAATAGCCATAGCATTAGACTCTGTTATATTTGCTCCTGATTTTGTAAGGCTGTAGATTCCAGCTGCTTCTGCTATTGTGTTAGGGTCATATTTTCCTACTCGCTGGAAGCGGAATAACCCTTGTATCCTGTCTCTAAGTGTAGCCATGCGCCTCGCATGATACAGAGTATTTCGTAAAAGATATTAACTATAGCGTAACAATATTTAACATTATATCCTCATTGTCTGTGGCATTCTGTACGTAGCTATTCAATGCTATGATAGAAGCTATAACTCCATCCACTTTCTTATTCTCTTTCTGCTCTTTTATAACTCTCTTATTTTCGTTATTGTCTGTGTAGATAATAGCACAACCGAATTGCCAGCGTAGGCATCTATTCCCTCCGTGAATTACATTGCCTTTCATTATCTCTATCTCCATCTCCTTAGTAGGTCCGTTCATGCTCGTTATATTTTGAGCCATTGGTTGCATAGTAATTTCTTCTTCTGTGAGCTCCGCTACTATGTAAGTAGAAAATTTAGGATCGTAGCCTATCTCTTTAACGTCATATTTAGCACACTGATCTAAGATATACTGCTTTACTATCCTGTAGTCCGTTACATTGCCTGGTGTTATAGTTATATCTCCATCTCTCTGATAGCTTAAGTAATCTACTCCAGCAGCAAGCTTCTTATTGTGAGCCTTTACAGAGTTAACGAATTGATGACATAGAAGATAAAAGCAGTCGTTGTCATCGTCTCTAAAGATCAATGCGAATGCTGTAAGGTCTTGAGTACTGGCTAGGTCTAAACCTCCGTAAGCTGGTAAGCTCGCGAGTCTATCGTATGGTATCTCTTTAGCTCCCTTCATATAGATGTCATCTGGTATCCAAGCTGTCTCTGCACTAGTCCAAATGTTAAGATGTAAGCGTAGGAAGCTATTTATATAACTTGGATTCGCTTTAGCTTTCTTTACTGCATCCTCAAAATATGCCTCATTGCAAATAGTTCCGTATCCTGGATTAGCTTTTTTCCATGTATCTGGGCTAGTCCAGTCCATATCTGGATTAGCTTTATATAGTACTGGTAAAAAAGTCTCATCTTCTAGCTCTCCGCTTAAAAGCTTCTCGCTGTATTCATGCATCTCATAACAGATAGAGCTTCTATCGTGCCCAGCTGTAGTAAGTGCAATTATTACTGGTTGCCTCCTAGCTCCTACTGAAGTAGTAAGAACATTCCAAAGCTCTGAATTAGGTTGAGTGTGTAGCTCATCGAAGATAATTCCGTGACAGTTTAAGCCATGCTTTGTATATGCTTCAGCAGATATACTCTTGTACCAGGAGCTCTTATACTCTATAGTATTTCTCAAAACCTTAGCTCTAGAGCGTAGGTGCTTATTATTCTTTATCATTTCTTGAGCTATATGATAAACTATGTTAGCCTGTCCTCTATCTCCAGCCGCCGAGATTATTTCTGCTCCTGGCTCTCCATCTGCATATAGTAAGTATAGAGCTAAAGCAGCCGCTAGATTGCTCTTGCCGTTTTTTCTAGGTATCTCTACGTAGCAAGTTCTGTACTTCCTGAGATCTGTATCTTTATGCTTCCATCCAAATAGAGGGCGTACTATGTCATCTTTCTGCCATTGCTCCATAATAAATCTCTCTCCAGCCTTCTCTCCTTTGACATGGCTACAAAACTGCTCAATAAAATTTACAGCTCGGTCTGCTGCTGCTTCGTCAAAGTAGTACTTCATTCTCTTTTCGTTATGCTATTAGGTGAGTGTGTTCACTTTTTTACCTTCGTTGAACATACAAGAGTAATTTGTTCATTTAATCCTCTTAGAGATTAGAGCGTTAAAATCTTTTTGTTGAGCTTTGTTTTCTGCTTCTAGTTTACCGAATTTAATTAGATCTTTATACTTAACCTTAAAACTTACTTGTATAGTTGCATATGCTTCTGTACCGTCTGAGTCTATGTCTGCTGTGGCTCCTATAACTCTATATATTATTTTATTTTCTTTTTTCATCTTCCCAGTCTTTACAGGCTTTTAGTAGTTTACTCATTAAGTTATCTATAGTTTCCCAAGCTTTTTTATTAGCTTTTTCCCAGCGCTTATCTGTTCCATACTTTTTAAATGCATCAATATCAATATCTAAGTTTTCTCTTATTTGTATTGCCTCTTCATGTTCTTTTAATAGTTTTCTGCATTTATTATATGCTTTGTCCACTCTCTGCATTTTCTCAAACTCTTCTTTGCTTACAGCTAAACCCCATCCTTTTTCTTTTCTGTGATCTTTTTCTTTTTTCATATTGTTGGATTATGAATGTAAATCTACTTTAAAAACTCTTTAAGCTCATCCTCCTCCTCTACTCCTTCTCCTACCCACTTCTCTAACCTTGCTATAATAGCTTGCTTTCTCATTCTAGCCTCTTTTAACTGTTGCCACTCTGGTCTCATCCTAGAGTATATATCTCCACTCTTGCCCGTTACCTGGTAGCAAGTGCCGTGAAGATCACAGAAAGTCTGTAGCTGGAACTCCTCAGCCTCCACGCATGAAAGCGTATAGATTAGAGATTGAACTCCAGGAGTGAGTGTTTTTGTAGCTCCGTACTGTAGTACTTTGAGCTCCTGGATCTCTTGTTGTAAAGTTTTCTTTGTCATTGTTTTATAATTGTCCGTATTTATTACTAGTGAATTGTGCGCA